GCAAAGAAGGACTACAAGATCAAAGACACCCTGGTCTCAGGGAACCACAAGGACAGAATCTGGAACTATCCGCTGTACAGAGAGAGGTTAGTGCGGGAGGTGTTCACCACCCCCGCCCGATACAAGAAAGCGATGGAGAACAGAAACCTGTTCATCAAGCACATCAACTACAAGGTCCAGCTCGGGTACAGCAACATCGACCGTGGACTCACTGTCTGAATCGCCTATTAGTACGTTCCTTATATTTGCTACGTGTCAAAACGCACCCAACCATATAAGTACGGCATCCCTAAGAAGTACTCAGATAAGTCTCAGGGCAAGAAGGATTCAAAGACGTCCACGGAGAGAGCCGTGGAACTTGTGAAGGAAGGACAGAAAGCTGCCGAGACTGGGGAGGACTTGCCAGACTCTTACTTTAAGGAGAGGACGATGAAGAAGGGTGGTAAGGTCGCTCGTAAAGCATTGAGCGCTGCGACAAAGAAAACACTCCAGGCTAAGGCTAAGAAGTCTGGGATCTCATACGGTAAGCTGGCACAGGTTTATCGCAGGGGTCAGGGTGCTTGGCTTTCTTCAGGTAGCCGTCGTGGTACATCGATGGCAGCCTGGGCTATGGGGAGAGTGAACAGTTTTATTAAGGGATCTAGAAAACACGATACTGATTTACGATGAAATACGGAAAAAGAAAAATGCAGAAGATGCCAGGTGGCGGTCGTCTGTACGATTACATGAAAGCTGGCGGTAAGCTGCGTGGCTACAAGATGGGTGAGGATGGCATGGAGGTAGAGGGTGACAAGAAAGAAACCAGGAAGCGCACCAAAACACCTCGTGCAGGTATTGACTACACCAATGACCGCCAAGCTATCGCCGCCGGCGTTAAGGTAGACTACAGCGATCCTTTCCGTAACCTCGATGACCGTGATACCGCTTTCATGAAGGAAGCCCTTGGGTTTGGTGACAAGGATGCCACTATCAAGGTGGGTGGTAAGAAAGATCTAGCGGGTGGTTTTTACTCACCCCAATCGGTAAAGAACATGCGTAAGGCTGTCATCAAAATGAACCTAGGGGCGCAAGGCAAAACCTCATCAGGGTCTAAGATCGGCGGCATGCCAACTGTTGCCCTCACCAGACCATTCGGCATGGAGGACAAGCCTGAAGTAAAAGAAGAGGGACAAACCATCCCGGTTAAGGATGGCAAGACCCGTGGCGTCTTCCCAGGAAGGGGAGAAAAGCCGAGGGAAGAAGCCAAGAAAACGCTTCGGTCAATTCGACTCGACGAGAAATAAAAAAAGGGGCCTAAGCCCCTTTTTTCTTTTTAAGCATCTACTTTACTGATGTCTCTTCTCGTGATCTTGTAGTTTTCTATAATCACGGCGGTTCCTTTATCGGTGTCTAGCTTGTCAAGGCTAGTCCTGAAGATCCTCTTCTTCACAACCCCGTCCTCTACGTCCAGGAAGAACTGGTTGTACTCACCAAGCACCTGCATGGCTTTTGCATTCTTGTACTCGATTACTTCGTACAGTCCAGGTTCGAGCACATCGATATTCAAGACCTCTACATTAACACCCTGAAAGTCCGGCTGCTCTTCGTACACGACATTGTCGCACTGATCAAGAGAGATCCTAGCAACAACCCACTTGCTACTCTTGGTGCCTTTGATGCTAAATGATTGCAGCACGTCTTGTGCTGAGATGGAAACGGATGCCAGTAAGGCAATGATGAAAATGGATAAACGCATAGTGATGTATATTTGTGTGACACCAATATAGGAAGGTGTTGACAATTATCCAAATTGTTCACAAACTATTTTGACATGGCCGTAACTGTTACACTCATAGTTTCTGTTGTTCTATCTGTGGCTTTGGTGACTCTGGCTATTATGCACAAGAGAGATCTAGACAAGGATAAGAACTTCGTCCCCGACTCAGTAGACGAGAAGGCTCGCTTTATCAAGGACAAGATCAAAGCCATCTTTAAGATCCTGAAGAAATGAGGGTAAGTAAGCGCAAAAAGAAAAAGAAACCATTCAAGGTGGGTGAAAAGGGAATCAAGGTTGAGGGTGAGAAGCAAACCAACCCCATGAAGAAACCGCAAGAAAAACCGTTTCAACCAAATCTACACATACCCAAACAGTCACCTAAGAAGGGTGTTGGTGTTAATGTCGATTATCTTGAGGGGGCACCAAAGACAGGCTTCTATGGCGGGGTTTCAGCCACCTCTGGACCTGTAAGTGTTAGGGCTCAAGGTTCATACAGCCCAGACAGGAAGGTCAGCATTACGCCAAGCGTATCGGTTCGGATTCCAATCGGAGGTAAGAAAAGAAGATGAAAGTAGGTAAGCTCAAGAAGGGTGGTAAGCTATCCATCTCCAACAAGAAGGTAGCTGTAGACCCACCCAAGGGATATCACTGGATGGAGGAGCAGGGTAGGTATTACCTTATGAAAGGTGACTACCAGCCTCACCCAGGTGCTGTAGAGAAAGCAATGTTCAAGACGGCCAGCCACGCCAAGTCTTAATCGGGAATGGTGATGGCCTCATCACCCTCTAGCTTGCGATAGAATTTCTGCACCACTAGCCTAGCGTTCTGAGTGAGCGCATACCTGTTCCTGTATTTACCCTTCTCGTGCATCAGCGCCTGGGACCAGGTCATCTCCCCGACCTTCTCTCGATCGAAGACTTTGTGTATCCACTTCCGTTTCATCAGCGGATATAGCACCTTCTGCTTGAATTTTATCCTGCTCTGGAATAGAGCATCGGCCATGTGGTTCGCTGTAAAGAACTCGTAGTCGTACATGAATAGCATCACGTTGACCTCGTTCATAGTGAGGTCCGTGCCTCCGCAGATATCTCTGACTGCATGCTTGTAGTACTTGAGGTAGTTCTTGTTGATGTACCTGTCGTTGAGGTACGAGAACTCCCGCATCTTGCGTCCCTTATGATATCTTGCCATTTAAGTATATTTGCTACAAAGCTAAGTAACGATGGCTACTCTATCTGGCAACGCAATCAAAGACTCATATCAGGGGCTCCTAAAGACTTCTGACAACGCAGCGATATCCGCTTCGTTGAAGACTATCCAGGATGGCTCCGGTAACGATACGGGTATGTCGCTTTCTGCGACAACCCTCCGTGCGAGTAGCCTGGAGATTAACTCAGCCACTCGCTCGGGTTCCACCAACGTACTGGTGTGGGACAGCTCCTCCAAGTCGGTTGGGTTTAGAACCCTACCCACGTTCGAGACTGTTACCACTACGGTAACTGGATCTACTAATCCCACTGTCACTATCGCTGACTCGGCAGGCAACTCAACAGCTATTGTATTCAACGGTGGATCTGGAGTAGACATCGATCAGTCGAGCAACACCATCACGTTTAGCACTCCTGTTAATCAGCAAACCACAGTAACTGGTGCTGTGAGCCTTACCTCCGCAGTAAATGGCAAAACTATCTTGCTTGATGCTGACAGTATCGCTGGTGGTACAATCACACTTCCATCGGTCACCGAAGGTGCATACCTGAGGCTGTTGCTTACCACTAGCTCGAATACAGCGTTCAAGATACAGACCTCCAATGCAGCCGCATCTGGTACAGTACAGCGATTCGTGGGGAAAGTTGTCGTAGGTAGTACGACAGATGACCAAGTTGCTGTGCAGAGGATTAGGAACACGGGGAACAGTTTCGACAACGACACCCTAACCATTGATGGTGACGCAACCAACACTGGCGGCATAGAGGGTGATTGTATTGAGCTTCACGGTGTAGACATCGGGGGCACTGTGATGTGGTTGATCGACGGTAGATTGACCACGACCAATGGAGCCCCAACATCAATCGCAACAGTAGGAGCATCGTAATGGACGACTTCGCAAGACTCATCCTAAAGGTTTCACAGAAGATCAGCGAGATCAAAGACCTTGTGGATGAGGCTGATTGCGGGGATGTGTTCACCTACGTGTTCTGCTTCAGCCTAGACGTACCTGGTTTATTTGGGGATGGGCATCAGACCGCTGGCTACTCTTGGCATATCAACGAAAGAACAGACTTCGAGGAGCTGCTCCTTATACTAGAGGAGGCATACAAGCTCCACGGTGACGACCTCACGGACCTGGAATGGTTCCGCAAAAACTAATACAATGGCTAACATCATTAGAAAGATAGTCGTGGGGCCGAACCCCAAAGATGCTATGGCTTATGTCGTAGGTATGAGGGCAGGGCACGGCAATGTGTCAGCCATCATGGAGGATGAGAGATCCCTCTACAAGTACAATGTTCGCAGGTACGAGATCTACATCGAGGACGATGATTCCACTATCCTGTGGAAGACTATCGAGAATCAGCCAGTGTTGATCGAGTACGACTGCAAATTTTAATACACATGAATGCATTGAATCACTTCATCGTCAACGTGCCAAAGACGCACGAGGACACAATCAAGCTGGGCGACAAGGAGATATTCCTGGAGTCCAAGTTCAACGAGTTCGATCACCGTATCTCTCACGGAGAGATCGTATCAGTACCAATGAGGTACGATACAGGAGCTAAGCCTGGTGATACGCTCATCTTCCATCACCACGTAACCATGAACAAAGCACTCAGTCTGGGTGACAGCAATCATGTGGCTATGTATGACGAAGAGAACACCAACCTAAGTCAGTGCATCGCATACCGATGCAAGGACACTGGGGATCTGCACATGCTGTGCGACTGGTTGTTCGTTGAACCGATTGAACCCCCATCCGACGATACTGAAGAAAGCGGCATCGTGACAAAGCTCGGAGCATTCAAAGAGCAGCGTGACGTGGCCCGCATCTACATGACCCATCCCGATCTAGAGAGACAGGGAGTGTCAGTAGGTGATGTTGTCGGTTTTGAAAAGAACTCAGACTACAGGATCAAGCTGGACAACGGAGACATTGTCTACAGGATGCTAGTCGCAAATATTAGCTATGTCGAGGTCGAAGAGGTTCACGACGATTGATGCAGCTAAGCGGTTGATGTCATCTATGGAGGAGGCTATCAATAACATGATATCCGAAATCCGCAAGCCAGTCGATCCTGAGATTAACGGCTCCGCTCGAAAGGCGGAGCTTCAATCTATAAAGCAAACTGCTATAGACTGCAAGGAGCTTCTTGTAGAGCGCCAGAAGTTAGAACAGATGGTAAAAGATCTGTCAGCTACTGGTACGATACAGGAAGAGGCAGATTATGGTAGTGGCTTTGCTGAGCGAATGGCAAAATGAAATCCCGCTTCCCGTGGCCTACAAGAGTAAGAAAAAGCAAGCAGCAGCTTCTAAGCGACACTACGAAAGAAACAAGAAGAAGATAATCGCTCGATCTTATGAGAGATCGAAGAGGCATAGGAAGTGGGCACGGGATTACGTAGACAGGGTCAAGCAAATGTTTCACTGCGTCGATTGCGGTGAATCAGAGGATGTGTTGCTTGACTTTGATCATGTCAAGGGAGAGAAGAGAGAGAATATATCAGACATGATATACAAGGGCTACTCCATAAAATCAATAAAGGATGAGATCCGAAAGTGTGAGGTGCGCTGCGCTAACTGCCATCGTCGCAAGACCAGGTCTCGCAAAAACAAATAGATGCTAGTAGATGTTGAAGGATACGATCAACAAGGTATTGTCATTTGCCCCAATGGCACGCAGGGCGAAGTGGTCGAAATCGGTGACCTACTCATTGTGCTTCCCGCTACCCCAGAACCAGATCAAATCGCCAACTACGGTCTACCGAAGGAGGACCAATATTGGAGGCGTCAAGAATTACCCGAAGAGCTGCTTCGTGTTCGCTCTATGGATGAGTGGCTGGAGTCGCCGAAAGAGTTCAGACAAAAGTTTCGTCCGTTTGTGGAGAGGGAGTTTATTCGTCGCCGTGACGGCTTTTGGTTTTACAATGACGGCGTTCCTACGTATATATCGGGCCGCCATTACATGTTCCTCCAGTGGTCACGAATAGATATTGGCTACCCCAGCTACCTTGGATTCCAGCGTAATCTATACCTGCACATGGCTGCATGTGAAACCGATACCAGGTGTATGGGTCAGCTGTACGTCAAGTGTCGTCGTTCTGGGTATACAAATATGTGTGCCTCAGCTATAGTAGATGAAGCCACTCAGGTAAAAGAGAAGCTGCTCGGCATCCAATCAAAGACAGGTAAGGATGCACAGGAGAACATCTTCATGAAGAAGATCGTTCCCATCTTCCGCAGCTACCCATTCTTCTTCAAGCCCATCCAGGACGGTACCACCAACCCACGTATGGAGCTGGCGTTCCGTGAGCCATCCAAACGTATCACGAAGAACAACAAAACCTCTCAGCGAGGTGAGGCGCTCAACACCGTCATCAACTGGAAGAACACCACGAATAACGCATACGATGGTGAGAAGCTGCACTGGCTGTACCTTGATGAGGCCGGCAAGTGGGAGAAACCTACAGATATCCGTGAAGCCTGGAGGATAGAAAGAACCTGTCTTATCGTCGGTCGCAAGATCGTGGGTAAGGCTATGGTGGGTAGCACAGTCAACCCTATGGATAAGGGCGGTGAGGAATACAAGAAGCTGTGGGAAGACTCAGACCCTAACATGAGGAACGCTAACGGCAGGACGGTATCCGGCCTCTACCGTATCTACATACCAGCATATGATGCTCTCGAGGGCTTCTTCGATCCCTATGGTAATGCTGTGGTGGATGATCCAGAGAGTCCCATTCCGGGACTCGATGGGGAGATGATCTACCACGGAGCTAGGACGTTCCTAAAGAATGAACGTCAGGCATTGAAGGGTGACGCTAGGCAGATGAATGAGTTTATCCGCCAGTTCTCTTTCACCCCAGATGAGGCTTTCCGTGACTCGGTAGAAAGCACGCTGTTCAACATCGCAAAGATCTACGAGCAGATAGAGCACAACGATACGCTGTACCCGCAGCCGTATGTGGAGGGCAACTTCGTCTGGGAGGGTGGCAAGAGAGATAGTGCTGTATTATTCAGACCAGTGGCCGGTGGTAGATGGCGAGTGGGCTGGATGCCGCCCCCTGAATTACGTAACAAAGAAAAGATTGAGAAAGGCAAGAGGGTTCCCCCGAATGCTCTCATTGGTTGTGGTGGAGTTGATAGTTATGATCTTGACGCTACCGTGGACGGTAGAGGGTCTAAGGGATCGTGCCATTTGTACAATAAGTTCAATATGCAGTATCCCTCGAATATGTTTGTCGCTGAATATATCAGCCGTCCGCCGATGGCTAGGATATTCTACGAAGACATCTTGATGGCAGCATACTTCTACGGGTACCCGCTGCTGATCGAGAACAACAAGTATGGTATCGTTAGATACTTTGAGGAGCGTGGTTATGACGGGTACGTGCTTGACCGGCCAGAGCATTTGCGCTCAGCCAATAGCTCTGTCAACGTCAAGACCAAAGGTATCCCGTCGAACTCCCAGGATGTGATACACACCCACGCTCAAGCCATCGAGGATTACATACACCAGCATGTGGGGTACAACGATCAAGGGGAGATGGGTAGGATGTATTTCAATCGCACGCTCGAAGACTGGGTCGGATTCAAGATTGACAAGCGAACCAAGTTTGACCTTAGCATCAGTTCGGGCTTGGCTCTTCTCGCAGCTCAGAAGAAAGACAAGAAAAAGGTCGAGTCTAAGCTGAACGAGAAGGAGTTCTTCAGGAAGTATAAGTATAACTCCAATGGCGCTTCAATCCTGAAAAAGTGAAAAACTGTATATTTGCGAATACGAGAAATAATTTGTAATGGGCTACGGAGGTACGAAGGGCGTCTACGGTAATTTTCCAGATCCATTTGCCTCTCCTTTGGAGAAGCATACTAAAGAATACGGAGAGCGCTTCGCTAAGGCTATCATTGGTCAGTGGGGTACCTTTCAGGATTCTTCATCCTTGCTTAATCGCAGGATGTATGAGTTTGAGAAAAACCGTGACTACGCAAACGGAACACAGGATACATCTATCTACAAGTCAATCCTGAACTCACTCGATCCGAGTAACGGTGACGGTACACTACTTAACCTGGACTGGTCGCCAGTTCCTATCGTACCCAAGTTTGTTCGTGTCGTAGTAAACAGGATTCTGTCTCGTAAGCCATACCCTGCTGTTGACGCTATCGATCCTGTATCTAAGCAGGAGAAGGATTTCAACCGAGCACAGATCAGGGCCACTGTAAAGAACAGGGCGCAATTCAAGGAGGCTAAGGCAGCTGGTCTAAGCCTACCCATAGATCCTGACAGCGTGCCGGAAAGCACCGAGGAATCGGAGATCTTCCTTGACCAGAACATCAAGACCAATGCTGAGATCGCAGCTCAGATGGCTACCGCCCTCACGTTGGACTGGAACGATTTCGATCAAGACATTTATCGCAGGTGCGTAGAAGACCTTGTCGTGTGCGGTATGGGTGTTGTCAAAAGAAACAACGACCCCAACTACGGTATCACGACCGAGTATGTTGACCCGGTCAACTTCCTCCATAGCTACACCGAAGATCCTCATATGAATGACCTGGTATACGCCGGTCACATCAAGCGCATCTCGATCATGGATCTCAAGCGCATGGCTGGGGATCAGTTCAGCGAGAAGGAGTACGAGGAGCTGGCGAGGAAGGTGATGAACAAAAGCTACAATGACAGCGGGAAGTTCGCCACTAGCGGTACATACAACAGCCAGAATCGCAGGCAGATGTATGGCTACGACGATTACCTGGTGGAGGTTCTTGACTTCGAGTTCCTGAGCGTAGACACCGTGTTCTATGAGAGCAAGGAGTCTAGGTTCGGCAATGTAGGATTCTACTACAAGGGCAAGGAGTATAAGCCTGTGACTGACTCGATATACGACCGCAAGCCGTACAAGATGGATGTGGAGACACTCTACGGTGGTTGCTACCTCATCGACATGAACAAGGTGTTCAACTACGGACCGAAGAAAAACATCCCGAAGAACGTACACGACATTACCAAGGCTAGGCTGTCCTACAGCATATCCTCTACCAACATGAGGAGGATGATGCCTAAGTCACTGACTGGCAGCGTTACTGGTTTTGCAGATCAACTTCAACTCACCCACCTAAAGATTCAACAAGCTGTAGCCAAGGCTAAGCCCGATGGTTTGATCATTGACATCGAAGGCTTAGAGAATGTGCAGCTAGGAAGGGGTGGTGAGTTGTCCCCACTGGAGATCCAGGATATCTACGAGCAGACTGGTATTATGTACTACCGCTCGAAGAATCCAGAAGGAGGGTTCCAGAACCCACCCATCAGATCTATCGAGAACAGCATCAGGAACATCAACGAGTACATCAACTTGTACAACCACTACTTGAGGATGATTCGTGACGCTACCGGCGTGAACGAAGTGATGGATGCGAGCACCCCGAAAGGAGATGCACTCGTGGGCGTCCAACAGCAAGCTATCGCTGCTGGCAACAACGCCCTCTATGACATCACCAACGCATCTATTGTGCTGTACAAAAGGGTGTGTGAGGACGTGGTCAAATGCCTGCAGATCATCCCAGAAGAATCTGTCCTTTACAGCATCTACACCAAGGCTATCGGACGTCACAACATGGAGATCTTGACATCATTCAAGGATCTGCCGATGTACAACTTCGGTGTCCGTGTAGTCAAGACGATGTCTGATGAGGATAGAGTATTCCTTGAGCAGAACGTCCAGGCGTCTCTCGCTCAACGAGAGATCGACCTGGAAGACGCTATGGCTATCCGTCAATTGACAGACATAGACCAGGCACAAAGGCTGCTTATCGTAAGGCGCAAGCGTAGGGCCCAGGTCGCTCAACAACAAGCCATGCAGAACATGGAGGCTCAGGCTCAGGCTAACGCCCAAGCATCGCAAGCTGCAGCCCAGGCTGAGATGCAGAAGATCCAGATGCAGGGTCAGGTAGACGCTCAGAAGATGCAGCTCAAGGGTCAGATTGACGTTCAAGTGGCCGCAGCTCTCCATCAGATGAGCATGGAACTTGAGCAGCTGAAAGGCCAAGTGAAGATGAGTACCGAGTCTGGTAATCAAACCTTCCGCAGAGAGCTTGAGACCATGAAGGAGGAAGGCAAAGACAGTCGAGTCAAGAAGCAGGCCGTGGAGCAATCTAAGCTGATCGCTCAACGCAAAGGTGAGATCGATCGACTACCTGACAACGAGCAAGAGGGCGGTGAAGACATTCAACAATTTCTAGAAGGACTTATCTAATGGCAAATTGCAACACATCCCAGGTGCAGCTCGACGTAGCTAGGAGGTTAGATATCATATGCAGAAAGGGTGACACCTTTAATCTTGTGATCAATGTAACCGACTCCGCAGGCACTGCCGTTGATCTTACAACTTACTCTGATTTTAGGATGGAGGTGAGAGAGACTGACACTTCTGCTAGTACGGTTATTGCGGACTCCGATGTTACTATCACTGGCACCTCTGGCGGTGTTCTCACAGTAACTATCACCAATACCGTTATGGAAGGTGTTGATGGTGGGTTGTATGTGTATGACTTAGAAACCATCAAATCTGGTGTGGTCCAGACTTGGCTTACTGGCGTATTCAAAGTCAATGAAGATGTTACGGTATGAGTAGTATAAGCCTAGGCATATCATCGACTACAAACGTAGTCACTCTTGTTTTAGAGCCGCAGAACACGTTGAGCATTAACACTGCTGGTTCTGTCACGCCCACTTCTCTACTAGACCTCAGTGATGTTGACGCTAGTTCCATCACCGACACTCAGGTTCTTGTTTATGATGCAGCGACCCAGACGTTTATCCCTGGCAGTGGTGGAGGTTCTGATACCAATATCGGCAACACAGACCAGACCCTCACAGGTGTGCGTGATGTCGAGATGGATGGCAACAACCTTACGTTTAGTCAAGGGGATGTCGTTAGACACACCATCTCACCAACCGTTGGTGCTACCTTTTTTAGGGGAGTAACCATTGATGGTGATAATTCCGACGGAGGTAAGTTAATCCTCAAAGAAGCATCTGACAATGGCACGAGCATTTTCAGTTTAAGTGCGCCCGCATCTCTTGCCTCTAACGTAGAATTTATTCTGCCAAGCACCGATGGAGTTGAGAAGCAACACCTTGTAACTGACGGGAGTGGCAACCTTTCGTTTGATTACACCGAGTCTGTATATCTAGCGGTATACAATAACAACGGCGTAACCCTATCTGCTGGAACGCCTGTTTACGCTAAGGGCGTTCAGGGCAATGACATTATTATCGGTGTAGCAGATGCAAACGATTCCTCTAAAATGCCAGCTATTGGTGTTTTGCTAGAAGAACTTGCTGACGCATCTAGCGGTGAGATTATTACCGCAGGGCTATTCAATAAAACGATCAGTGGACTTACTGGTGTTTCTGTAGGTGACACTATCTATGTGAGTAATGCTGGTACACTCACTGTTACAAAGCCAACCGCTTCAACCGACCTGATTCAAAACATCGGGGTGGTCCTTCAGACCAGTGGCACTAACATCCAGAAGATGAAGGTGTCTGCTATCGATAGGACAAACGACATTCCTAACCTTGCTTCAGGCACCTTCTTTATCGGAGGAGCTACTGGACAGGTTTCACCGTACACGTTGCCTATTGCTGATGGTACTGCTAATCAGTTCTTGAAGACTGACGGTGCTGGTGCTGTAACATTTACAAGTATCACTCAAGCTACAGGCAATGAGCTTGAGAACGTAGTAGAGGACACTACTCCTCAGCTTGGTGGTGACCTAGACGCTCAGTCTAACAACATCACCAACCTCGGCAACTTAAACGGTACTGCCGCCTCTACGATTATATCTGGTGCTGCTTCTGG